TAGTTATAAATATTTTCCAGGAAGAGGGTATGCAGGGTTTGTTAACGGTAAAAAATTTACAGGTTTTTACGATGAGCGAGATCTTGAAGAATTAAAGGTAAAATTACGTGCAGAAGAAGATAAACGCGAAAAAGAGGCTAAAAAACCAAAGCAAGAATTATCATTTCGCGATTATCTGGTAAAGCATGGTGATCCAGAATTTGTAAAAGATTATCTCGAATATATAGCAAGAAAAGAGTTGTAAGTCATAGTACACACCGTATAATTTACGGCATGAATGAGCAGGAAGAAGAGTGCTTGTATTACGATATTTCAGATGATCAGTATGGCTTTGTAAGAAGTGTTGATGATGATGAAAAAAATAGCTTGACGGAAAGCGATATTTATTCTATATTTGATATATGAAAATTACATATCTGCATGTGAGATCAGTACACGATTACTTTAATCTATCAAAAAAAGAACGCGAAGTTTATGGCTTTTATAAAGTGCCTTTCTCTCTCCCGTGGTCTATATATGATGATGAAGACGGTTGGGATGCATTTTACAAAAAAATTGCTAAAGAATACCCTATCCAATATTTCTTCCGTGTCTGGCTCTTTAGCTTTAGCAACCCAATTTATGCATTTTTTAAGCATAAATTCTGCTGGCCATATGTTAACATTAAATCATGTGTATATAATTTTTTGAATCCGTGCTGCCCGCGTTGGAGAAAAACTCTGCCTCGTCACAAATACATGGATATTTCAAGTATTATTGTTGAATCAAACTTTAATTTAATTTTAGATTTTTACTATGAGGAAGTGAGAAATGGACATGTAGACTGGCAAGCAGATGAAGAGCATCGCGAATTCCATACAGCTCTAGTTAATGTTGTTGAATGGATTGAATATGAGCAAAACGTACTTGAGCAAAAAAGTATACATGCTCTGACTGCGGCCATAAAAGATCGAAAAGAGGAGCCGTATAAAGAAAAATATAGTGAATATGATGCTATTGAAAAACAAATTAGTGACAAGAAAACAGAAATCCTTAAATGGGTGATTGATAATCGCGAATATTTTTGGACATAATATATGGAAGTAAAATTAATATCTATAACAAAACCTTGTATAGAAGGTATCAATACTGCAGAAGAGCTTATCTCATATTGCGCTCGGGTTTCAAATCCGAGCAATCAGATGAATACTGAGACAGCACCAAAATTATTGAAGTATTTGATTGAGCATAAACATTGGTCACCGTTTGAGATGGTGAGTATGACGATAGAGATTAAGACCTCGCGTGCGATTGCTGCACAAATTCTCAGACATCGAAGTTTTTCCTTTCAAGAATTTTCGCAGAGATATTCTACTGCCACTGAGCTCGAACCGCTTCAGTGGCGTAAGCAAGGAAAAACAAATAGACAGGTAGGTGATGAAGATGCTAATGTTCTTAAATGTACAGAGATACGTATTAAAAATTTTCAAAAGAAATGCGTAGAAATGTATAACGATTTAATTGAAGAGGGTGTAGCGAGAGAGTGTGCGAGAATGATTTTACCACTTAACACATCGACGACACTTTATATGTCTGGAACTTTAAGAAGTTGGGTACACTATATAGATTTGCGTACAAAAGCTGATACACAGAAAGAGCATAGGGAAATCGCCGACCAATTAAAATGTATATTTACTGCGAACTTCCCTACGGTATCGAGAGCGTTATGCTGGATGGAAGAATGAGCTTATATTCAGAGATAGTTTTAGTTTTAAATAAAAATTGGCAGGCTATTAATGTTACTAGACCGTGCGATGCACTGTCTATGATGTATACTGGTAATGCAACAGGTTTGCATATTATTGGAAGTGAGAATATGGTTCCGTTAAAGTGGAATGACTGGGTAAAAATACCGTGTAGCGAAGGTGATAGTATTAAAACTGTACGTGGTAATATTCTGATACCAAAAATTATAATTCTATGTAATTTTAATCGGGTACCAAAAAAGAGACCGAAATTTACTACAAAAAATCTATGGCAGCGTGATAAAGGCATATGTCAATACACCGGTAAAAAGCTTAAACCCAATGAGGGTAATATTGATCACGTGACACCACGTAGTAAAGGCGGTCAAACATCTTGGGATAATTGTGTTTTAGCACATAAGAGTGTAAATTCACAGAAAGCAGATAGAACTCCAGAAGAGGCAGGATTAAAGCTTATTAAACAACCAGTAACGCCGCAAGAGCTTCCGTCAACATATTATATAAAAAACCCTCATGGTATAAAAGAGTGGGAAGTATTTTTGACACATTTGTCTAATTGAGAATTTTAATTATGCTATAAGTACTAATGTTACTTTATGGCAAACCGTTACGAGCTACCACTTGATGCAATAGCAGGTTCAATTTTTCTTGCAAAAAATCTCGATACTGCAAAAGATATCGTAGTTTCGTTTGATTATGCGTGTTATGGTATTGAGACTTCAGGCAGTGAAGGTTTTTGCGTATATTTTATTAATGCGTTTGCTGATACCTTAAAAGGAGGTGGTCCGGGACCAGGGCTATGTTATGCAATGACAGAAGGGGTAACGGCGAGAGATAGTGATAATAATATACGTACTTTTTATGATGGTGCATATTATGGAGAGTTTGGTGTGGGATTTGATCTTACTGGAAATTTCGCAACAAGTGGATTCGGATCTGCGGGTGGTTACGCATTACCGGTACCGAATACTATAGCAATACGTGATTCTTATAATACAAAGTTTAACCTTGTATATCGTTCAGAGAATTTGAGTAGTTCAGCGTTCGAATACCCGTTTTCACTTTATCAGCAAAAAATCGCAACAGATTTTGAGTATAGACGTATTCGCGTAAGATTAACAGATTTTTGTCAGCGTATAATCGTGGATGTGAGTCACCCTGATTCTGGGGAATGTTTTGTAAATTATGTTGATATGCCGGTACCAGGTGACCGACCACCTTCGCTTAATTGCTGTTTATCATTTGCGTCAGGTACAACGCGAACAAGTCTTAGAATTAAAAATTTCAATATTAACGGATTCTTTACACAGTTAAGCGGCGCTGATACTACTGATATATTTACATACATTGCAGAACCTTATATGGGTCTCGTGCCTACAATCGCGAATTTTACAGTATTTGATACACTCTCTGTGGTAAATGCCCCTCCATTTGATACCGGGCCTATACTCTCTACACCATTAATAAATATAACAACTGGTACTGCACCGTTTACTAATGATGACAATTATATTCTTATAACACCACTTTAGTTATTGATTTTTAAAATAAATACTTTACAAGCGCATGGCAAATATATCAGCAAAATTATCACTTAATGTACCAGCAATTACCGCTCTCTGTAAAGGCGAACCTGGTACGTCAATATTAAACGGTACTGGAGCACCTACAGCTGGCATCGGTAATGATGGTGATTTCTTTATTAACACCGCTTCTTATCAATTATATGGTCCAAAAGCTGGTGTATGGAATACACCTGTTCAGCTTAATAACAATATTTTAGCACCAAAGTGGGATTCTGCATACAATACTTTAAGTTCACTTAGCGCCTCATGGGTTGGTGATAATACAACTGTATCTAGCAACAGTGCGAGATGGTCCGGTGTGTTTTCAACAACCCGTGCTTATAGTGGTGATTGGAATAGCGCTTTCAATACTGCATTAATTGTAAATAATGTAAGCGGTGACTGGGATCTTGCACCAAACGTTTATACAACAGTTGATACCTATAGCGCGAACTGGAATAGTGTTTATAATACTGTTAGAGGTGTTAGTGCTGATAATAGTGCGAAGTTAAATAGCGTTTTTAGCAATGTAAATGTTAATAGCGCTTTTTGGAATAAAGATGCAGATACACAGGTACGCAGCCTTACCGGAAACTGGCAAAACACCTACACTGTTATGTACAATAATAGCGCTAATTGGGACACTGCTTTCGCTACAGCAGGTACAGATTTAGGTGTACGTAGCCTTACCGGAAACTGGCAAAGTACATATAACAATACATATTCGACAAGCGCACGCTGGGAGAATGCTTTTACTGTAACAAGTTCACAGAGTGCAAATAATAGAGGTGTATTTACAAATGTACGTTCACAAAGCGCTTCATGGATTGACACAAATACTACAGTTTGGACGTATAGTGCTGCGTGGAATGCTAGTACAGATTTTTCGCGCTATAACGCAACGTATAGTACTGTATTCTCTAACTCGGCTAATTGGTCAACCGATGATTTTATCATAATATGCAGCGATGAAACCACAGATCTAGCACCGACATCAAGTATAATGACGTTTAGGACACCTTTTGCTATGTATTTGAATGAGGTAAGAGCTTCCGTAAGTCAAGCTTCTACCATCTCAAATATAGTATTAGATATTTCAGCTAATAATACTTCAATTTTCTCGACAAAATTAAGCATTAATCAAGATCAAACAACATCTACAACTGCAACGATACCCGCAGTAATAACTACAAATTTATTATCTGATGATACACGTATTAATGTGGGTATTGATCAGGTTGGTTTGTTGAATACTGGTAGAGGTTTAAAACTTACTTTCAAGGGATACAGAACATAATAGCATGAGAAGCTATACATTCGTATTATCAAGTGATCAAAAACAGTCCTTACCGATTATTTTAAATCACTATCTTTTTGAAGACCCGGTATATGGAATCTCGTTTACCTACCCGAATACTGCAAATGGAAGCTTTTTTCACACAACAACTGGTTCTTTCACATACCCTGTAACAGCGAACGGCGGCATGATATACCCGTGGGGGTATGTCGTCCAGACTATCCGCACAAATCTTACAGCGGGTCCTTTTAAGGGCCCATATACAATAAATTTTTGCCCATCTGGTATTGATACGAGGTATTTTAACGTTTTAAAAATAATATATGATTTTGATAACGGCGAGCAAATTTATAATGTTGAAAAAGATATTGTACCGAATTTAAGGGAACGATTTTTACAGTCAAAAAGCCCTGTCGAGACAACACCAAGCAGAGTATATTACCCGGGACCTGAATTGACAACGTTCCATCCAATTGTTTCCGTTATTAACAGTAATTTAACACAAAATATCTATAATATAACTTTCAGCCTAGTACCTGAATCAATTTATGATTATAGTTCCTTAAAAGTTCTTAATGCTATACAACCCGGTGTAAGAACCCGTGAAACCATGGGCATGTTTGAAATAGAAAATTCTGATTTCGTAACAAATGCAAGAATTTTAAGTACCGCCGACACAAAATATAGTGAGGGTCTTGTATTCACGCCTTCACAGTACGGAAATCTCGCTGTATGGTTAGATGCCTCAGAGAGTTTATCATTAGACAGAGATAATAGTTATAGAGTAAAATTGTGGCAAGATAAGAGCGGCAATGATAATCATTTCTATCAACTTTCTAGCTTTAACAAGCCAACCTTTGTCTATGCAAAACAAACTTCTGCAAACCGTAAAGCATTAAAATTTGCAGGCTCTCTCGAAGATGTACAGGATCAAAAATATTTAACATGTGTTAATAATACCGCTCTCAACGCAATAGTCAGCGGGTATACTGTTGCTTTTGTTTTACACCCTGGTTCTCTTTCTGGTACCCTTATCACACAAGCGAGTAATACTAATAATCCACGTAATAACATGTCAATATCATTCATTGACTCGTACGGGGTAAGTCTCACACAAGGATTATCAGATCATACAACAAGAATTGATAATATATCACTTAATTTATCAAGTTATAATTTATTTACATTTACTGTAGCAGGCTCCTCATTACACACATCTACAGATGAGTTGGAATTAGATATTCCTAATCAAAACTACACTTTTGGTAACAATGAAGCAGATATTACAATAGGCCCGTTGTTAAGTACAGAAATTTCTGAAATTTTAATATATACTGAACCACTTTCTAAAATATCTCTTGACAAACTTAGAGCTGATCTGTGCTCAAAGTGGAATATAACGTATCAAACCAATTGATGTTACTATAAATAACGTTATGGAGATTGTCTCTCTTAGTTCAACAAATTTTATCGGCTTATCCTCAAATTATGTATATGATAAGGCATTAAGATTTAAAGAAAATATCGTCTACACAGAAAACGGGTTATATTTTCCAAAATCTAATGCTCTTACTAATGCAAATGACGTTGCAACAAATAATTTTTCACATTTATTTTTATCATATAAAGCACCACTAACCGATAATATCTATATTAAAGATCTTGAACGGTTAGAAGATGAAGGGTTCTCTACATATCTTGCAATAAATGCGCTGAATGGTATTACCGGTGAGAGTACTTTTCTTGTCGTAGAAGAGCCTACTGTGGATGTAAATACTGCGAGCATTGCAATGACAGGTGCGGTGGATGCGATCGATAACCGGTATTTATTTGAAATAGAATTTATTGATGATGCACTTTGTAGCGTCAAACATGAAACTAATCTCGAATCGAGATATATGACAGTAGATTATCTCGGTAATATTACATTTACTAAAAAAGGTAATTACGATCACTTATATGATTTAAGTCCACAGTTGTTTTATTACCTTTACGATAGAGAGCAAGATTATATAGTTTTTTATAAAAATATTAGCGATATTGCAATGTACGTTACTTACAATATTTTTGAAGAAACGCTTACTCTCACCGAGCCTTTCACAGGTGTCTTAACACCCTATACGTCGTTAAGTATTTTTAAATGTATAAATCGCAATGAAGCACCTAATGATACTAAATTGTTTGATTCATGGGTCGCTTATAATAAAGATCAAAAAACAAATTCCCAAGAAATATTTGCAACACGGAGTACGGCAGCGATAGATTCCAATGTTCTTTTAAACGCAGAGTACAATTCTCTTTCCAGCAACTCTCTCGATTTAAATATTCTTTCTTTAAAAAATACTAATACACCAGAAAATTTTCAATCACGCAATAACCCTTTTAGTTTTACAAAGACACCACTCTTTACAGAAGCTGAGTCAGATTTTAGAGATTATAAACGCATATTTGCAGGTTCAAATCAGCTTCTCGGTAATGATAATATTACACTCGGTTACGATGCGTATACTACAGATATTGTTCTTAAGAGTGACAGTATCACTTACTTTCATATACCACAAAATACGTATCCGTATATTCAATTAAATATAGGTGAATCAGGTCTCCAGGAGGCAGGTGCTATTGCAGGTGATCACCCTTTAAAGGCAGATAAGATATTTAAACGGCTTGGTAACAATAAATATACTTCGCATTTTGGTGAATCCATCGAAGAAGCGACAGGTAGTTTTCTTTGCACATGGCTATCTGGTAACCATAACCCAAATTCTAAACCTATATGGGTTGATAGATATTATAACCCTTCAAAAGTTTCATTTTTTGGAGCACTTTCAACAAATCAAGTTCAGTCAATAGTATATAAATCACTACTTGAGTGTCTTGCAGGTACAGTAGCTGACATTCTTAAAAACGTAACCGTGTTTGACAAGCCTTCTGATATGGTTCTTGAACCAGGTACGTATTATGCATATCACCACTACGGTCAAGATGATATAAGTAGGTATATTCTTTCTCTTAATAATCATCTAGTACAAGAAAATATTAATATAGTAAGAGATGCAGAGACAACATCAGAGGTTTTTTATGATGGTACTGAATATATGCTTGACGGTTCAATTTACGGTGTTACGAACAGTCTTTCTGCTATTCAAGATTCTGGTCAATTTACACTTTCGTTTTTTGCTCATAGCAATGATTGGACAAAGCCGTTTGCAGGCCAATTAATAGGTAATTATGCGACCGATGGGTTTGGTATTTTTAATCAAAATACTTTAACACCGATGTTATATGTACCTACTCTTTGCGGTAGTGTCATCTTTAACACCGACATTACACCTATAAAAACACTCACATATAAGAGTACTGCTGCTGCTTTCTTGCGACCTGCAGGTATTAGTAGTTATTACGTGGTACATACTGATGGGCAACTTAACAGATATAGTGCATCTGACACACTTTTACAGGAAATAACACTACCAGATTTTAAAAATTTTATATCGTATGATAGTACATTAACCGAAGATTACTTGCTTTACGGTAGTATCGTAAACCCTGATAGACATATCGTTAAAGTAAATACTTCACAAGGTATCATAACCGATATTACAAATCAAGTTTTATCAGATTTAACAGCTCGTTTTGCATACGATGTTGAGCGTAACTGGTATCCTACATCTTCAGGCTCTACTCTTTTAAAGCAAGCTTCCTCGATCGACTATTATAACGGTTATTTTTATCTTACACCTGGTAAGTCAGCATCGCGTGTTGATGATACAATATATTACTTGCGCGACAATAATACTATAATGAAGTGGGATGATATTGAAGAAAATACTTCATTGCCAGCTGTTACTGCATTTAAATCAAAAACTGTTATTAATGATTTTGAAATCGACTATCAGAATAATATGTGGATATTAGCTGATAACAATAAATTTTACAAATACACCCTCGAAAAAGAATTCATCTTATCAGGTGCACTTGATGATAAGGATTATACAAATTATAATATTGGGTTTATTGCGGATTTTTCTGATGGTGAGTACTATCAGAGAGCAGTAATTACACGCATTGGTTATGAACAACTACCACCACCACCTGCTGACCCAACAAATACTAGTCTGTCTGCTCAAAATTACAATTTTAGTATGCTAGATATGCAGGGTAATTTACTCTCAAGCTTTAAGTATCAAACATTAACAGGTAGTGCAATTTTTGATCCATCTAACTCTGATTATTTGCGAAAATTTGTTAATAATAAGTATACAGAGAGCAATTTAAATGTAAAAGCTACACTTACAAATGCTTTTAATATCACTGACACCCTAACAATTGACTTGCCACACTCACTTGCTAATGTTGATCCGGGGTATCATCATTTTGCTGTCCGTTTTGATACTTACAACGGATATATGTATTTGTTTATTGATGGTCAACAGGTAGATATGTTACAGTTCACACCACGTAAATATCGATTTAATGGCTTTATTAGCAGACCGTTTTTAATAGGCACTTCATGCTTTACAAACTCTGTGCCACTCTTTAAATACACGCAAAAACAAACATGCATTACTAAGGATATTACTATAAAGGACTTTAGAATATATAACGAGCCAATGAATTATTTCGATATCTCGTTTCTCGCTAAGCGTGGTATGGAGATACAGGATATACACTTCAATGTACCTTGTGGTAGACGTGCTTATCTTGAAGAAGTAGAACGATTCTTCAAAGCATCGGTACCTGGAACAAAATCTGGGTTATATAATGTTGTAATTAAGAACAGCGGCATCATTAATGATGAGGTAAAAGGTGTATTGGAGCAAAGAATACTTGAAACTCTTCGTGCATCAGCTCCTATTTACAGTAAATTAAATAAAATAAAGTGGGAATCGTAAATATATGAATATTGCACAAATTGTAACAGAGAGCGGGCTAATGTTTGACAGACATACCAATTCCTCTTACACGTTACCGGTTACTAGCTTTGATGAGATAAAAATACAACCAAACGATGTTGCAACATCTACTGTAATAAACGGAAAATTTAAAAAACTCTACGATAATTTTTTGTATCTTTATAAATCATCCCGTATAGCATCAAACATGGTACCCATTTCATCTATTGCTATATGTGGTGTAAGTGCGTCTTCAAATGACCCTGTAACATGGAAGCGTGGCTTAAGTTCCAGTGCTTTTACGAAAATGGCTTTTGGTGGCTTTTACGGCGAGCTCAACGTAACAGATACTGCTGTTGTAAACAATACGGACTTAGATCGCTATTCTATCTTTTTTTCGACAGGTAAAGACATTGTTGTTTATAATAGCGATACTGATGATAAGACGCTCACCCTTGTATTAAGTACAAATCAACTCGCTATTAATTACAACGTAAAATGGCAAAATATTGTTGATATCGAATTCGGTACAAAAAATCAAATGTATGTTCTTGATAGAGGTGCAAATAGATTAGCAAAATATGATGTATCAGGATTTACTACCGATGATAGTATACTAAATAACAAGATTTTATACAAAGACAGCATAGGTGGCTACGGTACTTACGATGATAGGTTGTTATTTAACTCACCCCGTGCCATGACGATATACAATACTGATGTAATAGTGCTCGATAATGATAACGGTTGCGTTAAGAGGTATGACGAAAATTTAAATTGGCGAATAACTTATAGATTGTTTAGAGACTTTTTATCAGCTTACCCAGTTGATATTGATTGTGACGACTATGGTAATTTTTATATCTTAACTGAAAATGGTTATTTGTTAAAATATGATAATGATTTCTTAACAAAAACAACAATAAACCTGTTGCCTCTTTCAAGTACAGGAGAAGTATTTAAAAGAATAACATTTTCACCCACAGAAGCAAATATAGGTTATATAACAACTAATAAAAACGTATATAAAGTTACAACAAGTGACGGATTTAATATTATTGGTCCTTATCTTTTTTATCGTAACTATATTAATACTAACGAAGACATATTATCTTTTTCTTCACTCTCTTACGGCATAAACGATAAGAATTTTGTTTTTTCAACAAACGGTACAAGGGGTATAATGCGTTTATATTATGACAATTTAAATTTATACGATGTTTTATCAATAAAAGACTTTGATGTGTATACTTTTGATGAAATTGCAATTAGTAGATATGAGTATCTACAGAATTGGGTATTTAACAAATCTATAGCTAAGTTACTTATAAATCATATGCGATTAAGAGACCAAATTACAGGTAAATTTTTAGCAAGAAAAGATAAATTTGAAAATATGGTTTTACAGGGTACGAGATATTTACTGCCCGAAGAGCAAGGTAGTTTATTTTTTCAGCAAGATATAACGTATTTTATCGGTGCGAACGAAATTTTTCAAAATAATATAGTTAACAGATGTCTTGAGAAGATTTTTAATATTCAAGAAGAACTCTACACAGCGTTAATGCTAGATAAAAGGTATATATATGATATGGGGAAGCCTGTGATTATATAATATGTCATGTGGAAAGTACATGTAAAACAATAAATAATTGAAATGGCGACAATTTCTGTAGTAAAATTAAAAGTCAGGCGTGGTCCTGATAGACAGAGAAAACTTGTAATACTAGATAATGGTGAGTTAGGCTATACGACTGACCCGAGTGCAAATAGACTTTTTGTAGGTGATGGTGTTGCAAAGGGTGGTATTAGTACTTCAATGAAGTTCTTTTATGGTAGTATTACAACGCCTTCTTCGCTTGTTTATACACAAATAGGTGATCTTGTTTACAATACTGATGACACACGTCTTTATATTTTGACAGGGATTGATTCAGATAATTTCCCCGACTATTCAAATAGACAGGCTTACCAGTTTATCGGTACAAGAGCTGATGATACTACGCTTACATACAACATTGCAGGAAGGTTGGCTGTTAAAACTAACGGTATCGATGCAGCGCAAATATCTTCTAATGCTTTTGATTTTACTACAGGGTTTGATAGAGCGACGAGTACTAGTAAAATAAAAATTAATATAAATAACATCGATGCATCTTTACTACCGACTACTAACCCCGGGCCAGGTAAATTATGGAACAGTGGAGGATTCGTAAAAGTAGGAACGTAACACTATGGCTATTGAAATCTCTTCAAACAGTGTAGTAAAGATAGTTGTCAGACGCGGTACCGATTCTGATAGACGTCTTACATTATTATCTAACGGTGAATTAGGTTACGCGCAGGATGTACAACGTCTTTACATTGGTAATGGTATAACTGCTGGTGGTATACCGGTTGGAAATAAATTTTTTGGTACCGTACCAACAAGAGCAGCATACTTAGGCCTTGCAGAAGAAGGCGATACGATATTTGACACAACAACAAAGACATTGTATGGTCTTGATACTGGTGTTTGGAAGAACATACATCCGAGCTTCCAAGTAAATGTATTTGAACAGAGCTTAAACGGTACGTGGAATCTTTCACCTGATGCTTTTGCGGCTGCGTTTACGTTTGAACCTACTTACGAGCCATACTCAATAGCTGGGGTACCTAATAAGATAGATTTACATTCTAATTTTTGGTCGTTGTGTTCGGATTATGGTAGCTTCTATATAGGTGATATTAAAGCACGTACTGTTAAGAATAATTTTGATGCTACGCTTAATGTCGCAGAAGATATATATGTAAATTCAGGCTTATCAAACCCTAATCAAATACAAATTCTCGCACGTAACACAGCCGGAAATTCTTCCATACGTGCAGTTAGTGGTCTCTTTGATGTCGGCGGTCGTACTGGGTTATATTTGACTACTGATAGTAAAAATGCTCAGTATATTGATAATGGTCAGAATGTTTTTATGCTGAATACAGGTGGTACATATAATGCACCTGATTTTCGTGTAGAAGGGTTAAGTAGATTCGTCTCTGACTCACATTTCGACAACAACGTTACTATATACGGTAATTTGAGCGTATATGGCGATCTGTCATATCTCGAAACTGTTATTGCTACGACAAGCGCTGTAGAAATCATTAACAGAAATAAAAATGCTATTGCTCTTAAAGTATCCCAATTAGATAATGCTGCGGACCAGACACTTGCTCAGTTTAATAGCGACACAGGTAACCCGGTAATGCAAATAAAGGACGGACCTTATGTAGGCATTAATGCGCCTTCTACTGAAATAAGTACTACAGCTAATTTTTCGGTATACGGTAAAACGTTGTTTACTACAAATAATAGTACCTTTACAATAAATGCAGGTACCGGTAGCACAAATCTTAACGGAGCGATTAACATAGGCGGAACAGTAGATTTCGTTACCGGTCCGACAGCAAGCACTGTTTCAAATAGGTTGCTTGTATTAAATGCGAGTAATCAAATTGAATATCGTGATATAAGCTCGAGCGCGTGGGCAGCAGACTTTTTAAAAGGGACACTTACCGATAATTATGTACCGAAGAAGCAAGCTAGTATTACTAATACACTTACGAATTCACAAATATTCGATAATGGTACAAGTGTAGGTATAAATACCGCTATACCTAATGCTATATATAGGCTTGAAGTAAATGGGGCATTTAAGAGTACTTCTGTCAATACCGGCGCTGTTGATTGTACGAGCGTTACAACCAATAATGGTAATATCACCATGGGAACAGGTGATTTATCTTGTGAAAATGTTAACGCGACGGGAGACGTTACTGCTTTCTTTACATCAGATAGACGTCTTAAAAACAACATAACACCTATTACATCACCATTGGAGAAACTAATGCAGATTTCCGGTGTTAACTTTGAATGGGATGAAACTTTACAAGATTTACATAAGGGTACTGATGTTGGTGTCATAGCACAAGAGATAGAAACAGTTTTACCTGAAGCGGTGACAACCCGCGTTAACGGCTATAAGGCTGTTAACTATGAAAAAGTTATACCTTTACTTGTAGAAGCAATAAAAGAGTTGCAAGAGAAACTAAATAAATAAGTAATATTAAAAGATATGGCGATAATTAATCCAAACGGAACTGTAAGTGTAGGTAATGCCGCGGGTGCTGGACGCAGTGTCAACGGGCTTACGAGCGGTACACCTAACGTACAAACGAATATCACTACTAAAGAATCGACATATATGGGCGGTAACCCTGCAAGAATAACTGCAGCAGGCGCTGTTTGTATGCCGAGACAAGCACAAATCACAACACCAATACCAAACGTCTTTAATGGTAATGCTATAATTTACAATAACGTACAAACTACAGCATGGAGAAGTACAGCATTATCAGAATTCCGTGCGGCCTATACAACGAGACCATCGTTGACATGGGCGTCCTCAAATACCGGTAATTTTAATACTGGTACTATAACAATCACTGTAACACCACCTGCTGATGCAAATATTGCTGGTACATGTTCAGTATATTTAGCAGGCGTTTCTACTGCTTGGGAGACTGTAAATACAAGCAATCAAAGACAATATACTGTTGCCAGAGGTACAGTGTATACTGCATATGTTAAAGATATAAATAACTGTGGTGCAAATATGGAAATATCAGTTGGAAATATTCAATATACTGGTTAATTTTATGGAACTTGATTGCTATACATTTTACGCAAATATTATTTCGAGAAGTCTTGCATACGTAGAAATAAACACGGATGATCCGAATTTCTGCAACGCATATGCAGTTACACGTAATCAATATATACTTGATCATTTCGGTATATATGATTTCCCTTTTAAGCATTACGATGCTAGCACTCAACAGCTTCAAGCTGTTGATGTCCGTACAGGTGAACCGGTAGTTATTAACCTACAAGAGATTAATACAACAGCAATATACGGAGATGCAAATTTACTCTCACCACCTACTGTCGGAAACCCCATCTTTTTTAATACTTTAAGTGAAAGAGATATTGCAGATATACAGCTACCATTCTGTACTTCAATAAAAGCGGCAAAAGATGATGGGTGTTACAATGACTCGCCATACGTACGCGAAATAAATTTTTTGGCTGAGGTCATGAGATTTAAAGAATTTGTACATGAAGTTAATCTGCAGCCCGGTGATGAAATGATGCTCTTTTATCTTAATGATGAGTTTCATCGTAAATGTAATACAAAATTACGCAAGTATGTACAAAGTCATACCAAGCACATAAAATTTGCAGCTATTGCGCATGTGTTAAGACAGTGCTTTGCTGCCTTGCAGCAAGAAAGTGATCCTATTACGACGTTTGAAGACGTTGAGCTGTTTTTTAGTGATGTATCAAAAATAAGAAATGTATGGGCAGCTTATTTAAAGCAACTCGTAGAGCGACAGATTGCAAAATATAATGCTGAGTATAAGCAGATATGTGATACATATTTTGCAGGTGATGAGCAAAGTAGAGAGCGTGATTTTATTAAAATACAATACGACAGAGCTATTTTTTCGCTTACTAACGTTAATATCGATGAAGAGCTTAAGAAATTCGGTGATAATGTGTTCTTTATTTTACGATACATACCACCAGACATTGATACGCCGAAAGAACTTGAGGGTATTATGTTATTTTCTGGATATGAAAATCACGTAATTGACACGCTTAGCAAAAACGGCGTCGATCTCGATGAGTCGTTGTTTACTTTTGATGGTCTTGATCCGTTATGGTGGACGTACAGTGGAATGCTCGGTCTTAATAAAGATGGTGCACCTTCTTTCTCTGAGCAGTTAAACAACTTATATATTGATAAAATAAAAAACATTAGATTTGAGCAAATTAAACGCCATTCTAATGATATTGTTGAGATGGTAAAGCAAGAAGCGAGTGAACTCGACGAAGATGATATCAAGGAAATTATTGACAGTATGCAAGATTTTGTGTCCTTTAAAGAGAGACTTGATTCATTTACGAACATCGTAGATGTCGTACAGTACTGGCCATCAGTATTATTACCTCTACCGTCGTATGTAGCGCGACTTACAGGTGCAATAAATCACACTATAGACTTGCATAATCTCGTTCAAGCAAATTCTTAGCCTTGATTTGTCAGCTCAAATAAGCTATTATTAATACTCATAATGATAGTAAATTCACTATGGATAGGTAAAGGTTTTTCTTTACTAGAAAAACTTACAATGAAAAGTTTTATCGATCATGGGTATGACTTTCACCTGTGGGTGTATAGTAAGGAGTTAGCGAAGCTCTGTCCTGCGGGTGTTAAAGTATGTGATGCAAATCAGATTATTACTAGCGACCGTATTTTTACTTACGAAGGTGGAGGTGATTGTAGACGTGGTTCTCTTGGTGGGTTTTCTGATTTATTTAGATACTATCTACTTCTCAGTGTAGACGGTATCTATGTAGATATGGATGTAACGTGCTTATCACCATTTGTGATAGAAAGTGATTACGGTTTTAGACCACATAGTAATGTTACTGCAGTAGCAAATATTCTTAAAGCACCAAAAAATAGCGATTTTCTTAAACGCTGCATAGAATTAACAGAAAATCATATAGACAAGCACAATACTAACTGGGTTAAGCCTGTGCAATTATTTTCTGATGTAGTGCACGAGTTCAATTACGAGAAGTATATATTCCCTTATGAGTATTTCGGATGCGATAAGTCAGTTGATACAAATAATTACAAAACTAAAAATTATTTCCTGTATCGTAATTTGTTACCGAAATATGGTATACATTGGTGTCATGAATGCTCGTACGGTACATGGTCATACAGTGATGTATATAACTGGAATGAGCCGAAACCCCTTTCTGTTTATTACAATTTGCTTCTTAAGCATAAACTTATCGATTAACAGATGTGTAGCATTTTTGTAGCAATAACAAAGAATAATAAAAGAGTTGATCACCAGGCATGTATTTCTGCCTTACATACAACAAAATCACGTGGACCTGATAATACATATTACACTTCTAACGGTAGTGTTTTTATTGGTGTAAATGTTCTTTCGCTTACTGGATCTACTTCAGTTAAAGACTACACATGTGATAAAGGTATTCTCGGGTTTAATGGTGAAATTTATAATTATAATAAGCAACAGTACGATTCCGACACACAGGCTCTCTTTTTAAAGCTTATATCGTCAAATGACAAGTGTAAAGTAACGCGCGAGATTGAAGGCATGTTTTGTTATGCATTTTATGATAAAACATCACACGACCTTTATTTAGCGCGCGATGTTTTCGGTGAGAGAACACTTTACATATATGAAAATGAGGATTTATTACTTGCTTCATCGACTCTTCATGGTATAGAAAAATATATTGGAAAATTGCATATTGCTGAAGATCTCATCTCTTCGTATTTTTATACTCGACATTTTTTAACGTATAATAGTACTGTATATAAAAATGTGAGGCAAATCTTGCCTGGTACAATAGAAGTGTATAATGTACGTAACTATTCAAAGAGAGTATATACATATGAAAGTATAGCAGATTATATTTGTAGTAAACAAATGCAAGAATATGCGCGTGCTAATGATGAGGAGATGGTGGAGGAGCTAGATAGTACTCTTGACCATGTAATGAAACAGATGTTACCGCTTCATCATAGCAGTGTCAGTTTTTCAGGGGGTATTGATTCGTCGCTTATAGCGCATTATACTGCAAAACATACTAACGACTACACACTCATCGGTATAAATTGTGTAGGTAAGGATTATATCTCTAACGATCTTAAAAAATTTCAACCATACTTTAATAATCAGATAATAACATTAGATATTAAGGAAAAGCAGTGGTGTAGCACTGTAAAAGATAGTTATAATATCACTCTGCAACCTCTTGGGTCACATAATTATTGCACAAAAGTATTTCTTGCAAAGTATTTACAAAAGAAAGGTATAAAAGTGTTGTTTGGTGGTGAAGGTGCTGATGAATTATTCGGTGGCTATGATTTTTACCATATAATTGACGATACGTGTAGATATAATATATCACCATATTCGAGTAAATTAACCTCTGTTATCGACTTCGCTCATAAAATAAGTGAAAATCCTCAATCATACCTCGATAAAATATGGGAAAAAGCGTATAGTATATATAACAGTGCGGTTCTATCGACATCTTTCACCGATACATCACTTGTAGTTAATGATGATGGAGTACGTAATACCGATCAGATAGCAGGCTGGTATGGTATTGAGGGTAGAACGCCTTTCTTACATAAAAAAATGCTTAAATTTGCATTAAATTTACCTTCAAAGTATAAACGCGGAAAGCCCCTCTTAAGGAAGTTGTTTGAAAAAAAGTTTCCTACTGTGTCTATTGAAAAAAAACAAGGTTTTGCAGGTTTTCCAAATGAATCGCAAAAGTATTATGCTCTTGATAATACTTTTACATTATTTAATATAAATGATCTAACAAAATACGATACTGCAACACAGTGGAAATTACTCAATATTTATTATTTTTATGAAAGCTATAATAGTAGGAACATCAGCAGAGCTTCTCGAGCACGAGCATGGTGATTATATTGATAGCTTTGATTATGTCGCTAGATCTATTTCTGTCGCGGAGTTTCCAGGATACGAAACACACGTAGGTACCAAAACTAATATGTTTTGGTCAAAGTATCAATATCTTTTTCGGTTTAAGTATATATTACAAACATATTGTAATGATTTATTATTACTTGAAGAAGACCCTGATGAATATAGAGAGAGCTTTTGTATAAACCATCGGTATGAGCGTTATAATCGGTTGTTTTTTGATTTATGGTATGCAATGCTATCCTCTAAACACAATTTAAAAAACATTTTTTACTATAGTAGAAAAAACTTACACGATTTACATAAGAAGATGGGGTACAGATCGCATAACGATTGCAACACGCCAACAGTCTATTCAAGCGCAGGTGCACGTGTGTTAGATTTTTTTGTCAACAATACAGACTGTTTTAATGAAATATGGGTCACGGGGTTTTCTTTTTTTGATAAGGCTACGTATTTTAACCCTGCAACTAATCATATGGTACGAGAGCATTGCTACTATAAAGAAAAATACTTTTACAAAAATCTTTTAAAAGAGAAAAAAATATATGAACTCTGACTTACATAGCGTAGTAATAGTAGGTAACAGTTTGAATTTATTAGAGACCAAGAGAGGCGATGTAATAGATAACTGTGATATTGTAGTACGTATGGGGAGTTACTGCATCGATGGTTATGAAGAATATGTTGGTACGAAGACAGATATTTTTTGTACAATTGCAAATATGTTTTGCAAAAATTCACCTGATGATTCTGTTCTTTTTGCACTCGACCCTGGAATGACTTCTTTTAATTTTAAAAAAATTTTATTTTTAGAATATGATTGCGATGACTATTATGAATCCACTGTACATGGTAATTCTTGGGGTAGCGGTAGTATACCGATACCGCCTGCTGCTGCTGGCGCTTTATATTTTAAAAAACTCTGCTCTTCAGATAAGTTCAAATTAGCGTTTCAAAATCATATTGTTATTGATAGAATGATTCTTGATTATTTTATAGAGTACTTGCAGCTTGTTAATAAGGATGTATGTGTTGAGTTTTATAATAGCCTTTGGCGATCGAGGCTTTTTGCTAACTTTAATAGTATATTTCCGCAAATGGACATAGCGGTACCATCAAAAGGAATGTATATAATCGATTATATTTTAAGAACGTTTAAAGACAGTAAAATATACGTTTGCGGTTTTGATGGATTTAGGACCACAAATTATTGGAGGCAGCTCGGTCCACTAACATACACTTTTAGGAGCCATCAGCCTGCAAAAGAACAGTATATGTATAAAAAATTATTACGCGAAGGAATTATACATGAGCTGTAATAACATCATCATAGTAGGTAACGGTGGCTGCTTACTTAACTCTAAAAATGGTAGTAAGATCGACTCTTATGATTATGTTGTACGTATGGGAAACTGTATAACTCGTGGATACGAGGAACATACCGGGACAAAGACAGATTTATACAGAGCTTCATGGGATAGATTACTTCACAATATCAATAAAACAAATATATATAGACCTATCGATCTTAGTTTCACATTTCATACACTTCTTCTTCTCGAGCGACAACCCGATACTTTTCATGAGACGGTATCAACAATGCTTTTAAAAAACAATACAAAATTATTTAAAAAGCCTTTTTTTCCAGAAATTTCATTTCCAGATTTTATTTTTTTAAAAAGAAATGAGCGTATTACACATGAATGTTGTTTAGAATATTTTACTAAGAAATATAATATACGTACAGTAGAGCATATGGATATTGATACAAGAGTAAATGTTTTTTTACAGGTTAATACCCCAGCGAAACAAAATATGGTATTACCGTCGAGCGGTATACTCACACTCGCACATATTATTAAGACGAGACCTAATGATAATATTACTATTACTGGGTTTGATGGTTTTACTACGAGATATTATTGGCGTGATTATGAAACATACTTTGATGGTCATAGCTCTTACCGTGAAAAGATGTTTATAAAACAATTAGTGAAAGATGGTAGAATAAGCATACTCAATTAACTCAAAGATGAAACGTATTATTATTATCGGTAATAGCTGCAGCCTCTTAGAACAAAAAAACGGGGATATAATTGATGGTTATGACTATATTGTAAGAATGGGCGGTACACCACGCATTAAAGGTTATGAAAAACATGTGGGTACCAAAACTAACATGTATTGTATGAAGTGGTTCAAATATTTTAATGTAGAAGTGGGAATTAATGATACCAATTTTGGGCAGATGCGTGAAAAGTTAGAGATAGAATATGATGATGTATTGTGTCTGTTACAAGACCCTGATAATTTCTACGAAGTAGCGACACCTTTTCAGCGATATGAAAAAAATTCTTTAAACAGATCGTTTTACTATCAAATAGGTGATAGATATCTACATGATTCTGCAATCTTAAACTTTAACTTACAGCAAAAGCAATGGTATTTCTTTAATAGTATAGATATGCAACAGCTTGTATGCTATTTACAGGGATATGATTCTAATATACGTTATAATAATGGTATTGAACCTACAGCTGGACTATGTGTTATTTGGTTTTTTATGCAAAATTTTTCAAATTGTGAAATAACAGTTACGGGATTTGATGGATTTAAGACCGGACATTATTGGAAGCCGGCAATTAGTACTTTTTTTCAAAGCCACAATGGTTTAAGCGAGTGGATGTTTATAAAAAAATTAATAAAACGCGGTGATATAAGACTATTATGAATATTGTAGTGGTAGGAAATGGTCGCAGCGATGTTATGAGAGGTAATCTAATAGATAGTTTTGATTATGTAGTGCGTATGGGTTCGTGTTGCATCGATGGATACGAGCATTATGTTGGTACGAAGACAAGTATGCTGCGTTCATCATGGGATAGATTTTTTGGAAAAAAAGAAGATGGTACTCATGAATTTGTAAGTAAAATTATTGGTTTTACTGATTTTCTCTTTTTAGAGCCGTATTTTGAGCCATTTTATGAAACAATGCATTTCGGCAATGTGTATCATTTGTATAAGATTTTTAATAAGCCACGTTTTTTACAAAAGAGATTTATTAGCATTAAAAACGAGCGTATTTTGCATGAAATGTTTATAAGAGAGCATCTTTCACAAAAAAATATCTTTTATTATAATATAAAAGATAGGGTTTCGCTTTTTTGTGAGTATAATAGTATGTATAATGACAGAGTCTTACATATGCCTTCAGCAGGCCTCTTTACTATTGATTATATAGTAAAAACGTTTACTGATAGTGATATCTATATCACAGGCTTTGATGGATTTAAGACAAAATATTACTGGAGAAGTAATGATGAATACTTTGATTCTCATAGCTCCATTAAAGAACAGTTATATCTTAAAAAATTACTTACTAAAGGTATCATTAAAGAGTTGCCATAATAGTTTTTTTTATATATTATATACTTTTATATATGGTCAATATTTACGTTGGTTGGGATAGTAGAGAGGTAGAGGCTTATAATGTATGCTGTGAGTCAATTAAGAGCCGAACACAGAAAAGTATTAATTATAATATAATACCTCTTAAAAAGCACGAATTACAGACGAGCGGGTTGTATTCGAGAAATTCTGATCCGCTTGCATCAACAGAATTTACATATACAAGATTTCTCGTACCTCTTTTACAAGACTATAAAGGTCTCGCAATTTTTTGTGATTGTGATTTTCTGTGGCTTGAAGGTATAGATGCGTTGTTACATGATATAGATATAGATACACACAAAGCTGTTTACGTCTGTAAGCATGATTATACCCCTTCTCAAGAGATAAAAATGGACAATAAAGTTCAATCCTCTTACCCGAGAAAAAATTGGTCAAGTTTGATTGTATGGAATTGTGATCATGAAAAAAATAAAGTTCTCACAAAAGAAAAAGTTAATAGTGAGACTGGAGCTTTTCTTCATAGATTTCAATGGTTAGATGATAATGAAATCGGTGATATAAATATTCAATGGAACTGGCTTGTGGGTGAGTACTGCGAGGAGCAGCACGGATCACCAAAAGCTTTACATTATACAAATGGAGGACCGTGGTTTGAAAATTATAAAAATTGTCCTTACGCTTCTGTTTGGAATAAAGAACGCGATAGAATTGCATTTTAAGTTTACTTCTCATCGCCGCATTACATATAAAAAGCAGAGTTGCAATTTAAGGCGACATCAACCCAAGAAACAAGATTATAAAAAACGCAATAAACTCGCCGGTCAATTTTTTGATTTTAATCAGCCTTGCCCGCCTATGATAAAAAATTGCATGGAATTGCGTGTACAGTACGAGAATGAAGTGAAAAAGCTCGAAAGCTATAAACTCTGTACACAGTGTAGTATTTTATTTTTGAGACAAAATATTATTGCATCTTTTGAAGTTGACTGATTATATCAAAACTCGATTTACCGTAAAGTGTACCGTTAGTACTACAATTCTTACATGCATCATCGATACGTTTACCGTTTGCTAAATTATGCCTTACATCGGTCAACTGTTTACTAAACCAAAGATCATAAAAAGATGTATTCATTATATTACCAAGACCTGTTTGCTGCCTGTGCCAATCATTGCAGCATAAAACAATATCACCATTCCAATCTATTGTAATCCTATAAAATGGTATAAAGCATTGTTGCTTTACTTTATTAAATTTAATATTTGTTACAGCGCCTGCTCTGTTGTTAAAATTCCACTCTTCAACTGTCTGCTCTAACGTCTGACTCTCTTTATCGTACCAAAGCCGTCTTAGTGCATATTTTTTAAAAGGTATTTTAGCAAACATTTGTTCTCGTGCAATAGCTTGATCTTCACCGTCATAACAATCTACAACAATTCTATCTACATGATCTTTTATTTTTTCTACGTCATCACAGGTTAAAAAATCACCGTTTGTTGTGAGCTCTACATAGCACTCACGTAGCTCGTTCTTAATGTGAATAATATAATCGAGTATATTAGAATTGAGCAGTGGTTCGCCGAACCCTGAGATATGTATCGCTCCTTTATAGTTATTTTCCTTGAGTTGTTCAATAAGGCGATCTATAACCTTTCGATCCATTTGTAATTTTCTGTTCGGGTAAACTGCGGAATCATGCCTCGGGCAAAATACACATTTACGGTTACAAAGCTCTGTAACATTTAATTCTATAGTTGTAAGACCTATCAATTTACCATATCTCTGCTCTTCAATAAATTGTTTATGAATAATATCACGCGTGTTTATATGATCTAACGACATTGTTAAATATTTTAAGCTATTATTTTTGTTATTGCAACATATTATAAAGTATATAAGTACTATATACGGTTACATGAATCCTGTATTAACATTTTTTGAACTTGATCAGCCTTGTCCCTCAGAGATACCGCTATGTAATGAATTACGTAAGAAGTATATTCAGGATGTAGAGTTAGCGAGTGCAAAACACTGTAAAAAGTGCGAATTGACAAGCATAAAAGCAAAATATACAACAGTGGTATGGGAGCAATACATGGAACATATGACTTCAAAAAATAAAAAACAAGATATACTTTTATGATTATTGATTATATTTTCGGTTATTTAGTTGTACAGACAATATTAGTAATTTGGTTCTATAGCCCTTTCCGTATTACACTCGGGCAACTTTTTTTTGATAAAAACATGTATATGTCTGATCAGTTTGAAACCTATTTACTAACACTCAACCCTTTCCTCGGTAAACTTCTTTCATGTTATATTTGTTTTTCGTTCTGGACTTCACTTATTATAGGCTGCATAGGCTCTTTTTTCTTATATGACATGGAAATTATTATCCCTCTTGCCACAGCATTAACCTACCCCGGTATATGTTATTTTTATAAGTCTATTGTTGATAGATCTTAGCAAATCGTGTGTAATATCTATAATATTTGACAATATACTGTCTCACAAATTGTCTTGCATCCTTTTCAAGCTCGTTACGATAGTACGCAACAGTATTTTTCATAACATCTTCATCGGTATATGTTAATTCACGTGCACTGCGTTTATATACTTGTGATTGCATCCAATGCCTAAATTCATGCAGTATATGATCGAATATCATTAAATGCTTTGTCCGTAGGCTGTCGCTTTTTATGTATGGCATGTCCGTAATGTATAATTTGTTGGTTTTAAATTCATACATGCTTGAATCACTTTTAAATAAAATTTGTATTTTTATTTTTTTAAGATTGACAGCCTTTGACGGCTCGATTTCAGCATACAACAAAGTAAGCGCTGAACTCATTGCTGGTAAATTGAGTTTATGTTTTATGAACCACTTTTGTGATTTTTTTGTCGGCAATAAATTAAAAATATGCATAAAAAATATTGATTTCTGTTATTAAGATTTTAATATACGTGTATATGTATATTGAAAAGTATAACGTCTACGTCGCAAATAATACAACTAAAAAGGTAAAAAAAGTTCTCGTTGAGGCTAATACCCCTCAAGAAGCACATAAAAAAGCATATGTAAACACTCATATGTTTACAGAAGACATCACAAAGATTACTGATTATAGTAATGCAGTAGTTTATACACATAAAGATGGGTTTATTACCAATTAATTCTATAAATATACAAGCATATGGAAGAAGATCAAGAATTATCAACAAACTTAACTATAGCAGATTTAACTACAATCGCCTCTATCATTGAAGCGATTGTAAATAGAGGTGCACTAAGACCACAAGAATTATCTCTCGTTGGCTCGGTGTATGAAAAAGTAGCAGCAATACTCAATAAAGTAAAAGATGAAAATAAAGGGAATAAAGACGCTTGAGCTAGAAGAGCGACCGGACGGTAAATACGATATTTTTGTGGATTATACCGAAGAATTTGAAGAGACATTAAAGAGTATTCTCGATAAAAAGAGAATAACAAAAAAAGATGTAGCGAATTTTATTCTTGAGTCACTCGGTTTAGGTCAATAATGAATACAATTAGCCTTACTAAAACACATGTAACAGCATCGGGATCGGTGCATGCGCAGATAAAAATTAATAACAATGATGTGGGGTTACTTTATCTAACACCGCGAGAAATTGACGTACTTACAAATGCATTGCGTGATGGGTTGCTTAACAGTAATACAGCACTCGAAACGGACTTATTTGATGAAGAGTACAGTGATGAAGAGTTATACTAATGCTTGTTTTTGATGCAGAAAAGCACGTTTATAAAAACAAGTATACAGGTGATGTTTATACATCTGTAACTACCCTGCTGGGTAAGTATAAAGCTCCATTCGACTCACAGGCTGCGGCACTCAAAGTAGCTCAGCGTGAAAAATGTTCGGTAGAAGAGATCCTTGCAAGATGGAAAGAAGCGAATGAAGCCAGCAAAGTTTATGGTACAAAAATACATAGTGCTATAGAGACATATCATAAATCGGGTTACGTAGAACCGGAGTATAAAGATCTGATTAGCTCTTACAGGCAACTCGGTATTGTCGATGAGCTCGATGAAATACAGTCAGAGCAGCAAGTTTATCTGCATGAATATCAAATTGCTGGTACAGCAGATATTATTCGACATGAAAAAAATGGTTGTTTTAGTATCTTTGATATAAAGACAAACAAAAAATTTAATTTAGCTAATCAGTACAATACTAGGCTACTTCCACCCTTTGACCATCTCACTTCTTGCGAATACACTATATATGCTTTACAGCTCTCTCTTTATGCATATATGTATCAAAATAATACCGGTAGAAATGTAAATCAATTGGGGATATTTTTTTACGAACGTGAGAAAAATAAGTTTATATACTACCCGGTAATATACTTAAAGCATGATATCAAAAGAATACTTCAAACATTATGAATAGACCAAACTGGGACGAGCATGCATTGATGTTAGCTTATACTGCTACTTGCAGAAGCCCTGATCCTCATGTAAAAGTTGGTGCTTGTGCACTCGATATACATAATAATGTTCTCGGTGTAGCATACAATGGTCTTGCACCTGGCAAAGAAGTAACGAAGTTCTTCTGGGATGATAGAGATAAAAGACGTCCGTTTGTAATACACGCTGAAACTAATCTTCTTTCACGCATACAAATAGGAGCTGTACATACTATTGCCTGTACATTATTACCTTGTTCTTCATGTGCGAGAGCTATAGCTGCACATAAGGCGAAGCGTGTTATATACAGCGAAACTTATGACCGTGATACCGAAGGTCTTCGTATATTTGATTTCTATAACATTGAAGTTATAAATATACCAAAAAACCGTGTAGTAGAATATATTAAAACAGCATATGAAATTCATTGAAACAATATTACAATGCAGTCAAATTAAAGAAGCGAAATTATATGGAGCTGCTAAAAAAGCTGCTGAATCACCCGAGACGGGTGTTATTATACAAAAACCCGCAGCATTTCATGTTATCCGTGATTGCGCAACACTTGCTTACAAATATCTACCTCACTACGTCTTCGGGCACTATGCAAACCCATTTGAAGTATTAAAAGGTAAATTTACAAAACGAGACATAGAAGAGTTTCTTGCAAGCGCAAATTCTGATATTGTTAACTTCCATTTACTTGCCTTAATCCTAGAGAAAATAAGAAAGAGTACTAATATTCAGACAACAGCAGTACCTGAACAGCAAATTAATCTCAAGACAGCTCTCTCATCCGATGATCCTTACGGAGATTACGAATCATATGGTGCAGAAGAGGTGCAAGTTGTTCAACTTGACAACCTAACCCTTCTTTGTAGAGCATTTAATGTATTAACATAAATACTCATTGATGAAATTTACAGGTACACTATTACGTATTATCAATCAACTACGTATGTATCACTGGCTTTGTGATACATACGCACAGCACAAAGCATACGGAAGTGCATATGATGATTTAAGTGATCTTGTCGATGCATTTACCGAGGTATATATGGGTAAGTACGGTAAGACTAGCAATAATATAACTCTCAATATCGAGTTGAGCGCAGATACCGCTACATCAACAGAGTTCATTGATTCAGCTATTAACTTTTTGTTAAAGATAAACGAAATGGCGAGTGAAGAAGATACCGATCTTCTTAATATAAGAGACGAAATGCTTAGCTCTCTTAATAAGTTGAAATATTTGCTTACTCTTCACTAACAAATTTTTTTACGATATCTAAGAACGGTTGTTCAGGTACACGTGTTTTAAAAACGTTAAAGTTATATTTCGCAATTTGCTTAGCTTTCATAAAAAGAGCATTATATTCTTCTTCTGGTAGTTTTAAAATTTTATTCACAACTTCAGTAATTTTATTCATTCGTATTTGTGGGTCTTCTTCATCATCATAGCTCTCATCCCATAAATTAGCAAACGTCATATAACCACACGTCTTTAAGAATTTTAAGATACCTGGCTGACCGAGAACAATAAACGGTGCCTTAAATGCTATCGGTTTATATGTCTTTTCAGTTATAAACCGATATGCACAGTTTGTTGTATTTCTTGTCTCTGCTATAGTCTCGGTGACAATATGTATATCGCAATTTCGATACATATCCATATTAAACGTATTCCAGTGATTATATTTAAAAAAATCACTAGCCGTAAATTGATTGTTCATGTGTTGATTCTCATATGCACCTTGTATAGTTTCAGTATCAAATTCTGTAAAAAGCGGTAGTTTTGCTAAAAAAAGTTCTATATCTTTTTTTTCATTTTTTGTTATTTTTTGTGGGTCAAAAAAGCGATAGCTTTCTAATATATTATTTCTTGTTGTGTAGGGTGATAATTTTAAAAGCTTGTCGTACGTTATTTCTTCAAGACTTACGCAAATATTATTAAAGCTGTAGTTGTTCTGTCTCCATATTTGGTAACACAAAAAATATCTGTGTTGACGTGGTCTCGCATTTAATAATAGCATTCTATATTTGCTATACTTTTTCGTTATTTTTGTAAAGTGTGTATAAGTATGTCGCATATAGAAATTATATGCGCGTTTCGTTACACATTCAAAAAACGGCCAAAAAACTACATTAAATTTAAATGGTAATCTTCGTACGTTGCAGTCGTTTGACGTAAAGATGATTACTTTTTCTATATCGAGCTGTATTTGATCACAAAAATTTTTTAATGTTTCATAATGTTTGTCAGTATAAAATGACGCTTCTGACATATCATTAATAATAAACAAACATTGTTTATTGTTTATACTATAAACGTGTTCAGGTGTTAGGAGGTCCTTTAAAAAATTTTTATGTATATCATCCTCTATCAGTTTAATCATGTAACGCGGACTGATCGTATATACAAATTTCTCGTGTGTCAGTATTATATCAGATAGTTTCTTACGGTTGACTTTAAATTGAGTGCTTAAAATTGTCTCAGGAAGAATATGATAATCATGGCGTGTAATAGTACATGTAAATTGTCTGTTGTCAGGAAATTTAAACAATCTTTCAAAATCATCACCGTTAATATAAGTGTATAAATTCGCGTAATGGTTAAAAAACCTACCGTCACTTTTTGAACTTACTTGCGGGCTATCGCAGAGCTTATTATAAGCAAAATTTATTGAACCATACATTGAAGTGAAGATATTAAATTCTGAAGCTTATTGTGATTAATAAGATGTTTTACTTTAATTTGTTGATATGTCTCAATAATCTCTTTAATTGTTTCTGTAGGTAATGTATGTATGCTTACTTCTGGTAGCAGCTCATCATATGCAACTGTAATACCTTCTTTAACTTTACCGTTTTCATGGATACCCTTAATGCGTGTACCAAGAACACCCGAGACATTATTGAAACATATATTTATATTAAAATCATCACAAAACTTAAGTATATCGGGTATATCACGCCAGTTTTGTATCATTGGACACACTGCTACACTATTAAAAATTTTACGACGGTTTTTATTCTCATATTCTTGTATAGATGTTATATTTTTTAGCACTGTATTAAGATCGCCGCCACGACGTATAAATTTATATGTATCATGGTTGAGTGAATCAATAGAAATACAGACTATTACGTCTTTATACCTGTCAAAAATATCAAATACTTTTTGATTTAAAATGCTACCGTTGGTTGTGATACAAATCTCAATGTTTGGATTATAGGTATAAAGCATCTCCCATATCTTATAGTATAAAGGTGTTGCAAACGGCTCACCACCAAGAAATTTCGCACATTGTAAATGTGGAGCAAAGAGAGTCAGTTGTTTTAAGAACTCGTCATCATATGGCGACACAAGTGGTGGTAGTTTTTCGCGGTTTTTGCGTATAGATGAAGACCAATCTCCTCCGCACATAATACACTCATAGTTACATATTGATGACATCTCAAATTCCAGCATAACTGGAAAAATGCTATTTAACTTGAATTGTTTATGGTGAAATGCTGCGAGAAGTGAGTTATGATAATTGCCGGATGATATTTGCTTGTAGCAACTTGTACAACCTTTTGTAAAGTCAAAACTATCAATAGCTTTACGCATTTCTTTTATTTTTTCACCGAACCATATATCAGTAAGTGAAGATTCAGGGTATCTCCCGAGTTCGTAGTCCCTGCTCATACAGCATGCTGATATAATACCTGTAGATTTAAAATTAAGTGATACAAAGGGCGCGTTGCAGACATGCTGCTTGGCAGTAAGAAAGTCAAATACTTGCTTTATATCACTCATATATTATAATTAAAGTATTATAATATAATTACTACATGCGTTATCCACTTTTAATAAAGGTAAATTTTTTAATAGACAAAATTATTCTATTTGTTGGTCTTTTGCAGTGTTTAAAGTTTTGGAAAAGAAGTTTTTTTATAAGAAAAAAAAAGCAAATTGATATTCTTTGTGTATATGATAAGAAGCATCATCATATAGAGCAAATCATACAGCAGCATACACAAAAGAGTGTATTGTGTTATGAACTCAGCAATTGCACGAATACACAAATATGTGAGCGCGTATATACGCTTTGTAATTTTTATCAACCTGCAATATTGCTTGTAATATTTGCGAAAACAAATTATGATGCCCCTTCTTTTAGTGCAGAAGATAATACCTCGACAACAAGAAAATGTTACGAGACCGATGATTTCTATAAAACACGCATAGTTACATACTTTTTACGGTTTGTTCATACATTTCTCTTAATAAAGACGATATGTAAATGCAATAATATTAAATTATACTGGTATCTACCGCAAAATACTATAGCTATGGTCAATAAAAAACAAAATTATAGATTATTTAATGATGATGAAACAGTTGTATGCTTACCTTATAGGGGTAAAGAAAGCATTGATATTGTAATTCAACAGTTTTTGCAACAATTATGACACTATACGAGCTTCAATTGTATAATAATTTTATTAATGACATATTACCTCAAAAAAAATTACGTAATGTTTTTTTGTTGTGTGATGATTATGAGTATAGTGATGATGTGGGTATTTTTGTTCTCGGTAAATCTGAGTACTATACTTCCAATGTCGAGAATTGGTGTACAGAACTATCGCAGCATATAAACTTGTCTGTTAAACACATACCATCCAATTTTACACAGGATATTAACGGCTATAGTTCAAACGAAGATTTTATACCACATTTGTATTATATTTTACAGAGTAAGAATATTAAAGCTGTTATAATAAATTGTCAAAGATACAAGTGCTTTACCGGCATAAAACAAACAGAAAAAATAATGACACGTCGCTGTACTTTTTTTAAGGATAACACTAAGCATTATACAGATATTATTGAAGCGTTTTTTCACTATTTAAAAACATGTATAATTTTTATAAAACTTTGTGACTATTATAATGTAAAACTTGTTTTAATAGACACAGATCGTACTCATACTGGGGTTTTATGGTCATTTTTTAGATTTGTATTTTTACCACGCAATAAAAATACACTTGTTATTACTGGAAAAGGAGTATGTGATAAATTTTTATTAAAAGTAGTAAAATTTCTTAAAAAATAATATGTATTTAGTATAAGATAATATATATGGTTAGGTCCTTTTTAAGGAGCTGCAGAAGTTTTTTATATAACAC